GCCGACATTGGTGACCACAATTGTTTGACCAATGGTGATGTCTGTGGTCTCTAAGGTCTGGAACACGGCAATGCCATCCACGCGTTGCGCGTGTGTAACGGTGAAGGTTGCCATGTCCCAGTTCCTTTAGTGTCGCTACTCGACTATGCCTGATCCGTCATTGAGACGAACATGTCAGGATCAGCGAAGAAGGTTGCAGCGTAGCCACGGTACGCAACTGTGCGTCCAAGTGACGACGGAACTTCAACGCTGACCGCGCCCTTGTTCTGCTCGTAAAACTCAAAACCAGCGGCTGCGCCTGCGGCGTGTCCGATGATAAAAGTTCCCGCGGTGAAGTTCTTGTCAACAACCAAGGTCAAGCCGAGAGGATTGCCGTTCCAAGTTGTTGCGTTAGAAGTTCCCGGTGCGTTCATTGGCGCAAGTGTGGGAAAAATTGGTCTGCCCTGAAGATCGCACAAAGATCCAAGGGCCGCCCAAACGTCAGGTGCGACGAAGGCGTGAGTTGGCAGGTAGTTGCCTGCGGTGCTGATGACTGCGGCTGCGGTGTAGATACCAGCAATAGTTACTGCGGAATCGCTTGAGTCCCAATCTTCAGTTTGAACTGTTCCAGTCTCAATTGCGTCGCAAGCGAGAAGGTCGGTGGCCTGACCGTAGGCGATAGCCAACTGACGTAGCACGATGTCAACGCTGGAAGGGTCACTCCAATCGATTGATTGCTCGGAGAGGGTGCAATATGTTCCGACGGTGACTTTGTCAACATTGTTGTTAGTCACTGTGACGGTTGAGGGATCCAATGTTGCCAGTTCAGCCGACTGCGTGGTTGCTACGGGTCGCACTGTAAGCACAGGGCGTCGGAAAGTGGCTCCACTGGTTGGCATGGATCGTGCGCCAATTGCGGTGACTACTGGACGGATTGGGTTTAGCGAGTCAAAGAGAGGCTGAACAATCGGCGTCGGCAAGGTTCCAAGAAGGCTTGGATCGGCAGTCACATCAGGTGCTGCGGCTTGAATGCGTGAGTTGAATTCGGCAAACTCTGCGCCACCCTGAACAAACTTGCTGATGTATTCGGCAGCCGTCGGCATTTTGAATTCGCGTTTGACGGTCGCGTAGATTGGTTGAGTCGCTATTGCGGCATCAATGGATGTTGGCTCTGACATTTCATCCTCCTCGGATGGTTGGTTGGGGGTTTCTTGATCTGGTATTTCTTCTTCATCGGGATCTGTTTCATCGTCAGCCTGCGCGACTAAGTCGCGTATTTCGGCTCCCGAGAATGCCGGGATAGCGACTAAAGACAACTCAATTAGAGAAGCTTTAGTCACAATTGTTGCTTTAAGCGTTTTGTCAAAATGGGATTCCTGAATTTCTGCGCCTACGGACACCGCATCGTATGCACCAGAGCGAACTAACTCAACTGCGTCCGCTGAGGCCCTAGTGCGGGCAAACGTCGCAGTGAAGCCAAGCCCTTCAGGGAAATCTGCCAACGCGTTTACTGTGCCGCGCAACTGTGTGAGGTCATGTCCTTCAATCAGTTTGGCGGCTTTTTGGTTGACATCAAATGCACCGCGCGCAAATGCGACACGCTGACCGCCAAGAACGGTTGCGGTAACTGGAGCCCACGGGACCGCAATGCCAGAGATAGATGCGTACGTTTCTTCTTCATCTGATTTTGCGAAATCTAATGTTGGTAAATCTGAAATCAATTTGATCATGCGGGCATCTCCTCAGATGTGCGATCGTATGCGGCTTCTTCATGTGGGACTTCCATCATTGCGTTCTCTTTGAGATAGTCCTCAATATCAAACTGCACAAAACGGTTTTTAGGCAAAATTGGTTGAAGTGACAACCCTTCCTGAATGCAATCCAAATACTGTTTGGCCCCATACAGGTAGAGGTCCTGACGACTACTAGAGGCATTCTGATAAGTCTGACCGGGTACGCCTATCCCCAAAAGGTATGCGGGAATTCCGCAGGACCGTGACAGTTCCAACGCTTGAAACTGGCGACTTTCCACCAACTGGAGCCGATTTGGGTCGCTGGAGTATTCCTTAAAAGTGACCACAGAATTTAAGGCCCCAATGGCACCAACCTGTCGCGCATTACGCCATGCACCAGCAAGTTCTGACAGGTCCTCAGCAGACATTGGTTCTGATGCGTCGGTCTGTTGCAACCAGCCCGCAGCGATCTCGTTGACTGCGAAACGGTCTGCAGCGTTTTGAAGTTTTAACGCTGTACCAATTGCACGATTGGCGGTGTAAAGCAGGCCTTGTGTGGGTGCTATGAACTGGACAACGTCAGCAGTGTTTAACTGAATGCCGTTAAAGAAGATTTCGTTAGACGGCCCAAAGCGTTGCGCGGTCTGCTGATCACCCAAAGTAACCATCGCAGCAGGTAACCATTGGAAAGAGAGTGGGCGTCCTGTGGACTGCGACCGTGAGGTGATAAACCAGAAACCTGATCCCCACAAAATGAGATCGGTTGTCAATTGGGAGAAAATGAAGTTGCGCGTCACGCGTGGATCTGGCAGATCCATCCAACTTTCATTTTCAATGTAAATGCGTTCGTAGGATTCCCCGGTCCATTGACGCGTGTAATGCCTTAGTTCTAAGCAGCCGACCATCGACGCGATCATTTGAATAGACCGCGCGACAGTCGGAACTGACAATGCCAACTCCTGAGACGCCCCGACGGAGTAACTGTAGAAGGCATTGACCTGTGCGGCTTGACCTGCCGCGGCCTGAATCGGTGCAGAACCAAACGCGGGGGATGCGTTCATTTTTTTGTTTCCGAAAAGACCCATCACTTGCGATTCTCTCACAGATATTGGTGCGTGTTAAGTACCCTCAGCCGAAAGCAAAAGCGGCGCGAGATGATCGGATCGGGCGGCCTGCTTCAGCAGCTGCGAACACCATGCAACGCGCCAATGTAATTGCGCCAGGTGACTTCTGTGAACTGAGAGGCGCACCGTCATCTACTTTGACCATGACCGCTCTGGTGACATGTTCAGCCAAAGCGACTTCGCCAGTGTGGTGCAATTTGTCCTCAATGATCATGCCTCGACAGATAGGCGTCGCAGCTTTAAGTTCGCGATATCCAACTGACTGCGTTCTACGCGCAAGATCGGGAGGAGTCAAAGGAAACAAGGTTGGATTGACGCGCAACTGAACATCTCGATTTTGCATCACACGGTTCACTTCAGCCCACATTTGAGACTGCGAATCAACCACAAACTCGGTTGTCACAATGACGCCTCCTTCATGCTGCACCGCCCGCACCCCACAGTAGAGAGTCTCGTTATCTAACGAGTTGTCAATCGCCAAGATTCCCCCAGCGGGCATGGGAACTGTGGATAACCGTTCAGCCCAGAGACCAAACGGAAGCCAGGAATCGGTACTAGCAATCCAAAGATTTCCGTGGGCTCTCAGCCACGATCCACGGTCAGGACCAGCAAAAGCCTTTTCAAGAGCGCGCCATTGAATAGTTGTCCCCAACGCTGGGTTACTCCAAGGCCACCACTGACGATCTTCCATATTTACCCCGGGAGGAGGCGACCACTCACACCAATAGATCCCGTCAGTGATCCCCTTATCAATAGCGTGCAACGCTTGCTCTCTTAGCATTTGCATCGCCACACTGGACTGATCGCCTGCCGTACTGAAGCAGGCAAGTAGAGGGTTAGGTCGAGCGACTTGCGAAGGACGAAACGAATCAAATAAGACGTCTGGGTGAATGTCCCAAAGTTCATCAATGCACAGGAGGTCAGGGGATCCACCGTGTTCGTCACGGGACGCGACGCCCAAAGTGATCACGCTGCCGTTATGCAAATTGATTGATTCGTCACCGTTCTGACGTCGAACGGTTGCCAGATCGGCGCGCTCTAAGACACCAGCCAAGAACCGCCAAGTTTCCATTGCGCGCTTCTTCTTGTTGGCAACAATCTGAATCTCTTGCGGACGGCCCCACCACTCAGGGCCCTTAACCGCCCAAACTGCACACAACGCCCGGATCATCCACGATTTTCCGTTCTGTCTGCCCGTTCCTATGACCGCCTCATTAGCACAAAGCCGACCAGTCCCATCATGACCCAACATCCCTGACAAAGCCCTGACCTGCCAGTCCATCATCGTGATCCCCAACAAACTCTTAGCAAGATCAGCGGCCTCCAAACCAAACGAATCCACAGCCTCAGTAGGCGTCTCCAGCCTTGGCTCGATCCTGCCCATAACACGTGCATACGACTCA